TTTCGATGTTGGCGCAAAACTTAGTGAATTCTCTGGATATGCTGACGGATGACGAAGTGATATGTCATATGCAAAACGGGCACATGGATATACAGTGGAAGAATCTATCAGAACGTGGCCGTTTATTGGTAGATTCTTTTTTTGTTGGCATGGATGCGCTGCAGAACACCTATGCTGACCACGTAAAAATTGCCACACGGGCATAAAACGGGAGGGTTCTATGAAATACATGAATATGCTAAAAAAATATTGGAGCATGGAGTTACAGCTATTTGCTGGCGAAGATGATCCGGGAGACAACGGATCAGAAGAAGATCCGGAAAATGATTCGGAGGATGAAAAAGACACGGAGGATAGTCCGGACGAAAAGAAATTTTCGCAGAAAGATGTAGATGAGGCAATCCGGAAACGGTTGGCACGTGAGCGCAGAAAATGGCAGCGTGAACAGCAATCTAAAACATCCGGAAACGTTACCGACGGCACGGGAAAGGCCGGAGAAGATGGCGCAGAAGAGAAAGAGAAGAAGGAAGCGATCACCAAGCTGGAAGTAAAAGTGGCCTGCTTCGAGGCAGACGTAGCAAAAGATGCCGTTGACGATGTGGCGGCATTGGCGCGTGCGTATATGGACGCGGACGATTCTCTGGATCTTGAGGACGCGATCGAAAAAGTTGTAAAAAAATATCCGCATTTCAAGAAAAGCGGAACAACGGATCCGGAAAGCGAGGATCCGAACAAAGGGAAGTCTTGGGGGGAACGCCAAAAAGGAAGTGGACAGAAGCTCAGCGGCGTAGAAGCTGCGTTTCTAAAAAAGAACCCGGGACTAAAATATTAGTTAGGAGGAAAATTGAATGAAAAATATTATGTTACAGTTATTTGCGCATGAACATCAGGAGCGCTGGTCGAAACTTGTCCTTGCGAAGCTGCGTAGCGAACTGATTCTGAAAGACGGCGTTGTATACAACAATGATTATGAAGGATCGCCGGCTGCAGGCGTAGTAAAAATCCCACAGAGAGACGAAGAGGTTGTTGTCAGCGACTACGACAAGGCCAATGGCATTACGGGAACGCATGGCTCCACAGCTTATGTCAATATGCCAATCACCAAAGATAAGGCTGTCAATGAGATCATTGACGGGTATGATGCTGCTGCGGTGCCGGATAATCTGGTTGCAGATCGTCTGGATTCTGCGGCATATGTCATGGCAAAACAGATTGACACCGATGGAGGAACGACTCTTCTGGCTGGCGCAACGGTAGACAATGAAGCTCAGCTGACAAAAGACAATATCTACAGTGCAATTGTGGACATTCGTACCAGAATGAATAAGGCAAATATCCCCAATGACGGGAAGCGTTATCTGCTGGCTTTGCCGGATGCAATGGCACTGATTTTGAAGTCTCCGGAATTTATTTCTGCATCCAGCCTGGGCGACGAAGTAAAACAGACCGGAGCCATCGGAAAGATCGCCGGCTTCCTCGTGATTGAGTGGAATGATACCACGGCGAATCTTCAGCTGTTGGCCGGGCATCCGCGATTTGCGACGCGAGCGATGGAATTCGCTGTAGACATCCACCTGCAGGATCTCTCTGGATCCGGCAAGTATATCGGCGCATCTGCGGTCCAGGGAAGAAAGGTATATGATCATAAGGTACTTAGATCTGTAGCAATCCGCGCTGTGTATTCTCCGGGTTCGCTAGTTCTTCATGCAGCTCAGGGATCGACCGGGGGAACAACGATTCTGACTGTCGCATCCGGTAATACCGGAACGGCATATGCCTATAAGAAGAACCCGGCGTCCAGAGTAACCTACGGAACTACAAAAACGACGTATGCTGGAACGGATTTGACGAGCGGTACGACGGAGATCTCCGCTGCAGAAGGAGACATTATCGAAATTGTCGATCTGGCATCGAACAAAGTTGTCAATGTCGGTTACTACACGGTAAAAAGTGGAGATATTAAACCGTCTGCATAACAGGATCGGAGGGGCAGGCAATGGCATATGTCACATATGACTATTACAGCAATGTTTTTTTCGGGGAATCAGTTGCAGAGACTGATTTCCCGGCACTGTCAGCCCGAGCATCGGAAATCGTGGAAGAGCTGTGCATGTATCGTATCCGAGAAGATCGGATGGATGCATACGATGCGGACACACAAGAATGTGTAAAAAAAGCAATATGCGCGCAGATTGAGTATCTGGATGCAAACGGCGGCAGCGATATCGACACGGGCAACGATCTGCAAAGTGTAGGTCTGGGTAAATATAATTATACCAGGTCAACTGGAACAGATGGGACATCTAAGCAATCTTCCTATGCGCCACGAGCAATTCGTATTCTTGCACGCACAGGATTGTTGTATCGCGGGGGTGGATGCTATGCGATCCATCCCTAACCGTCTGCTGATTCACACGGTGTCATACCACACACAACCACAATCAGACCGATGGGGGGTTGAATCTGTTGATGCTGGAATCACACTGCAGCGTGTGCGATTGGAGCCATCAAAAAAAATTGTTCGGGACATAAACAATGCGGAAATCCAGTTGTCTGCCACAATGTTCTACGATTGCAAGAATAGTTATCCGCGTGGCATCGAATTTCATGTAGACGATCTAATCAATTTTGATGGTAAGCAATATTCTATAAAGATTATTGAGCCGTTATATGACGAGGATCGTCTGCACCATTATGAATTGGGACTGATAAGACATGCCTAGTATTAATGTGAAATGCAAATTCAATCGAGCTGCTGCGATATCGAAATTGAAAGCAGCCAACAATGCGGCATTGACACATACGGGAAATCAGGCGTTGAAGGACATCACGCAGCACGTACCGAAAGATCAAGGAGCGCTGCAGAGCAGTGGGCTTTCACACAGCGACATTCGCGCAGAAAATGGGACATATACAATGCGATGGGATGAACCATACGCACAGTATCTATTTCACGGAAAAGTTATGCATGGAAGTCCCACAACGCGCACATACGGCCCGGAAAAACTGAATTTTACCGGTGCCTTAGCACGCATGGAGTGGACGAAATATGCAGCTGATGTTTATGGAGATCAGTGGCAGCGTGTGTATCAGGCGGCATTCAAAATGGAGATGAAAAAATGAGCACGGAAACGGAATTTTTGGAGCTGATTGCAGAAACAGCGGAAAAAGAATGCGAATTGAGTACAACAATATCGCTCAAGGAATTACGTCCCGGTAACAGCATCTATGCTGAAATCGGAAATGGTACTGTCGAAACAACATATTACGACAAAACCACAATCAAAATGATTCCCGTTCTATTTCTTTGTCGCGATAGAGATCAGCAAAAATGCATTGATCAACTGTCGAGGATCTGCAATTACTTTCAGCGGCTAACAAAATATCCGAATGGTCAGTCATTCGTCTGGATTGATTCGACGATCTCAAAGGTCCCGTCTAAAATCGGCAGGGATGAGGACGGAATGTATCACGGATCCTGCATATTAAACAACAAAATATACTGTTGAAAGGACAGGTGAATATGGAAAAAATTGATCTGCAAATTTTTGCCGAGCCGGAGCTGCCGGCAAATACTGAAACTCCAGAAATGAACTGGGAAACCGAAGCGTATATCAATACGACGCCGGGAGAAGACACGGAAACATGGGCGAATATGGGGAGCCTAATGAAAAATATGTCGCAGTCGCTGAACGAAGTTTTGTACCAGGCCACCTACTGGAAGGATAAAGGCTGGGGAAGCACGGAAGTGACCGGCGCGCAAATGACGCTGACGATCACGGGAGATGTTAAGCCCGGAGACGCAGCATGCACATATCTGCTGTCGGACGACGTATTATATGGAATCGGCGCAGCAAGAAAAACACATCTGAAATTACAGAAAGGAACAAAAATCATTATATGGCCGATTACACTGGCTAATATCACGCCTGCATATGGCGATTCTGGCGCAGTCAATGCGCTGACAGTCACAATTCACGGCAACGGAAAACCGGCCATTGGAACCACAGGGACATAACGGGGCAAAAGCCCCGTTATTATTTCATATTTGGAGGGATATGTATGGCATACCAAGCACGCCGAATTAAGCAGCATACAGAAGAATTTGAACTGGTCAATGACGATGGGAGCATCTATAAAAAATTTGTTGTACCGATTAATGTGGAGGGTTTCGGGCGCAGATTATCGCAAAAATATGTTTCCTTTCAGCGAATTGTACAGGAAGGCATGGCAATCAAAAGATCTACAGAAAATTCTGAATCGCTGCCAGAAAATACAGATCAGATCTATCAGTTGGTTGGCGAAGCCACGGTCGATCTGCTGTATGCGGTGTTCGGAAATGACGCGAAGGAAATTATTGATTTCTACGAGGAAAATTATATAGAAATGCTGCAACAGATCATGCCGTTTGTAGAGCATGTACTGCAACAGGTCCGTAGTCTAGGAAAAATAGAACGAAAAAATGCGATAAAATCGTACACAAATCGGTGATAGTATGGGGTTTCTGACTGATCCTCCGGCAACGCATGTATGGCATGAAAATCGCTACTATACTGTAAATCCTTCCTATGACATTGTGCTGGATCTGCAAAAAGTGTATAGAGATTCCAGACTTAATGACGTAGACAAAATCAATACCGCGTTGCGAATTCTGATTGTTCGTCCGAAGCGGATCCATATGAGCACCAATCAAAAAATGAATCTGCTTCAAGCAATCTATGATCAGTGCATAAAAATTCCGGAAAGACACTCGCCAAAAAATCAGCAAAAAGTCTTCGATTTTGATTTTGACGGCGAATATATCTATTCTTCGTTCATGGAGGATTACGGAATTGACCTGATTGAACAACGTGGAAAGCTACACTGGAAAAAATTTTTGGCGCTATTTCAGGGGCTGTCTGAAAAAACGAAAATTCGTGAGGTTATGAAAATCCGCAGCATGGAAATTCCACAGCTGAATCGCCACAATCGGAAAGAAATCCAAAGCATTATGGAGCTGAAATCGTATTACGCCTTACCCGTGCAGGGAATAGGAGGAAAACAGGGGCTGGACCTGCTGTTTTCCACACTCGAAGGGATGGCGGTACAAAAGTAACAGGGTGATGTATATGGCCAAAGATGGCGAAATTATATATGAGTTACGCGGAGATGATAGCCATTTGGACGCCGATCTCAACCAGGCGGAAAAAAAGGCAGAGCAATCCGCAAAAAAGACCGGTCAAAAAGCGGAACAGATTGAGCGTGAAACTGGGGCGACGCAGAAAAAAGTCAAGGAAGATGTGACCAATCATCACATCCAGCAAAATGATGCCCGTGAAAATGATGATATCGATTCTGGAAATAAGCGTGAAGAAACGGCCAAAAAGCACGGTGAGAATCTAAAAAGCATCGCAGGCGGTACGGCAAAAGCAATCGGTGCCAGTATGGTAGCGGTTGGATCTGCCGTAGTTGGGATCGGCGTCAGCAGCGTCAACAGCGCGAACGATATGCAAAAAGCCATGAATCAGTATATCGCAAGCACCGGAAAAGGCGTGGAAGAAACAGATCGATACAAAAAAATCTTGGAAGAAATATACGTCAATAATTATGGCGAAAATTTTGAGGATATCGGTCAGGCCATGGCCGAAGTCACAAAACAACTCGGTGACCTAAACGATGCCAGTCTTCAGGACGTTACAGAATCTGCGTTCGCTCTGCGTGATACATTCGGATATGAGATACCCGAATCAACTCGCGCCGCAAAAGCATTGATTGATAATTTCGGGATTTCCGGCGAACAGGCCATGAATCTGATTGCTGCCGGCGCGCAAAACGGGTTAGATTATTCCGGAGAGCTGATTGACAGCATTAACGAATATTCTGTCCAATTCGCGAAAGTCGGACTGGACGCCGATGACATGTTCAAGATATTCGAGAAGGGTGCGGAAACCGGCGCATGGAATCTCGATAAAATTGGAGATGCTGTAAAGGAAATGTCAATTCGCGTGATCGACGGATCCGAGACTACATCCAGCGGATTTCAAGCAATTGGACTTGATGCAGCTGCAATGTCCGCGAAATTTGCTGCTGGCGGGGCAAGCGCGAAGAAGGCATTTCAGGAAACAGTCACCGCATTAGCCAGCGTAAAAGATCCGCTAAAACAGAATACCGCAGGTGTAGCATTAATCGGGACTATGTGGGAAGACCTGGGGC